GGGATCAGGTTCTCTTGAACGTCCTTCTTCCACTTGATGAAATCGGGATCGTTCTCGATGTTGTCACTCATGGTTTCCTTCCCTTGTGGATGAGTAGCTTGGGCTTGATGCCCTGTTGCCTGTAGAGCCAGCGGATGGCCCACCAGTGGCCCTCACGGGCCCGCTCAATGGTCGAGTAGCGGACTTGGTACATGTCGTCGTCCCGTGCGTCCTGCTGGAAAATCATCGTCTCGAAGATGAGCGGCGGGCCGCTCCCCCATGAGTGATCAAGGCCTAGCCATACGGTGGAGACGTGGAACACGTGGCCGTTGAGCTTGAGGTAGTCATTCCCCACGTGGCGCTCATGACCAAAGAGCTCGGTCCAGCGCGACATGCTGATGGGCATGCCATACAGGTCGTAATACCCCGAATCACCTAACGTGAATCGCACTGGTCAGGCGGCGGGGCGGAGGTGGCCGTGCTTCTCGTGCCACTCGTCAATGTCGATGCCGTCTGCAAAGTCCTCCTGCTTGGCCGTCTTGGCCCAGGTCACGTGAACAACGGCGTCATCATGCACATGCAGGAGGTTGCCCTCATCGTCGGTGTAGTCGCCGTCGTCGTAGACGTTGGCGCTGGAAATCATGTTCCAGATGGCCTCACCGTTGCCGATGGAACCCATGAGCTCGGTGGCACCCTGCCCAACAAACTGGGCAACTGTCTCCAGAATCTCTTTGGCCTGCACGGTGTCGTCGGTGACAATTTCAAGGTTGTAACGCAAGTTGTTCTCCTTTTGGTCGCGGAAAGGGCCGGTCCCCCAAGAAAATCGGAACCGGCCCCCCCCGCAAAGCTTACTTACTGATTAGAACTTGTACTCAAACCCGCCGGACATGCCGGACTTGAGTACAAGGGTGCCATGCGCCGCGGGCAGGTCAAGCACTACCTTGGCGCTGAGCTTCTCGGCCGGCCCCATTCCAGCGGACGGGAACGTAAGCGAGTCGGCAATGCACGAGTACGTAGACATGCCGCCCAGGTCACCCGTGAACGTAGTGCCGTTGTCCGCAATGAACTTGAAGTCGTAGCTGGAGAGCGTGAACTTCGGGTAGCTGGACTTGGCCAGTTCCGGCGTCGTCTCCACCGTCAGGTCAACGGTGGTCAGAGCGCCATTCTGTGAAGGCCTCGAATACTGCTGATCACAGGTAACCGGCGAGATAGCCGACACTGAGAACTTCACCTCTACGTCGCTGGAGGACCGGCTGGAGATAGTCCCAATGTCACCGGCGCTCATGATGAGGTTGCCACGGACGGACTTCTTTGAGTCCGTGGTCGGCGTGGCCTTGGGGATTGGCGTTGCCGTAGGTGCACTTACCGGCGTTGCCTCGCCCGATGGCGTCTCCCCGGGCTTGGCTGAGTCGGTGGACTTTCCACAGCCAGTGAGCGCCAGGGTAGCCACAAGGGCCAGTGAAGTGAGCGCGATTGTCTTACGCATTGTGTTTCCTCTCATGGATTGGATAGGGCAACCCATGGTGTGCCCCCCCATTCAAACGGGACTGAATGTCCCCGCACCCTGCCTTGGTCTTGAACCATCACCGCCCTAAGCGGTGGCAGGGCCACTTACCTAACGTGGCTCAGGCCTTCTTGTCGAGGTTGCCCAGTGCCGCCGCGAGGCGTGCGGTGCGTTCCCGGTCAGCCTTGGTCATGTGCTCGTGAACACGCTTCACGTCCTCGGCCGAGTAGAGAACCATCGTGCCGCCGCTGTTGGAGTACGTGGGGCGGGGGAAGTCCTTCTCCCGCTTCATGCGGTTGGCGAGGGACTGGGTTGTGGTGCCCATCATGTCGGCAATGTCGGACTTGGAGAACAGGATCGTGGTTCCCTTGAGCTCGTCAACGTCAACAGACTCGTTGTCGGCGGCGGGGGTGGCGTTGTTCTTGGGTGCGGTAGCCATGGCTACTCTCCTTCTGTTTCGGTGGCCGATTCTTCGACCGTAGTTTGATCATACTTTGGTGGGTTGTCAGATGGTAGCTCTGACGGGCTTTGTTTCGGTGTGTCACTGCGTTCAAAGATGGCTAATAACTCGCCGTGGAGGATGGCCTCCACCCTCTTGGCACCCTCACTGTTACCTTGCGTCATGCCGACCGCTCAGCCTCACGTTGCCGAGTCAGCTTGAGCTCACGTTCAGCCTTGAGCTCGTCATAGTCAACCCCGTAGAAACTGTAGACCGACCGCTCGTTCCACTCTTGGAGAACGGCTGACGCTCCCGCCCTCAGTTGCTCAGGCATTGCGTCAAGGTTGCTCTTGCACTTGAGGTAGTCAAGGATGACCGTAACCTCGTCTGACACCTTCTCCAACCTCTCGTGGGCCGGGTAACGGTGCACCGGCTTGTGGCTGGCCACTACCTCGGCCAGCATTTCCTTGGCACGTTCCATGGCGTACTTGCGGCCATAGAATCCCCAGCACTCGTCCTCGGCACCCTCCCACCATTGGACCGTCTGCTTGTTGTCGGGGTTCCAGCGCTTCTGAACCTGAACGCCCCACACGTCGCCATCCAGCCATGCCCTGATTTCGGCCAGGGGGTCCTCGCCAGACAGGTCTTTGTCAGGCTCAATGCCCATCTTCTTGCGCCACTCGGGAGTGTCGAACGAAACGTAGGTTCGGTCCTGCCCGTGGTGCCACTTCACAGTGGTCACTCCGCGGAATATCTTGAGCCAGGACTCAAAGACTTCCTCGCGGTCAACGTAGTCGTACTTGCGTTGGCCAAAGCGGTTGTAGGCCTCGACGTAGCGGCTGTCACCCTCAACCTCATAGCCAACACGCTCGGCCCGCCACTCCCCCGGGCCGTACACAAAGTACGTGCTCAGCGTGGGCCATGCGCCCTCATCGTCTGGCGGGTTGTTGCCGTAGTCGGGGTCAGGGACCAGCACCGAGCAATATTCGGTGCCGTCAGGCATTCTTACGGGGTCACTCTTGATGTTCACGGCCAGAAATCCTCTCGGTAGGTGGTGACGGGTATGGCAACCGGCGTGCCCCTGCCGCAGGCGGAACATATCGGCTTGCCGGATAGACCGCTCACCATGTGGTGAGAGGTGTCGAACTTGTAGGAGCGGCCCTTGACCTTGGCCCGCAGTATGTCCACCACACGCAGAGCCTCCTCGCGGTCGCTCCACCGGCCCACGGCCTCGGTGTAGTGCTGGCCTGTGTAGACCACGTAACAGCCGCCATCCCCCCATTCGGTGGCGGGGGTCTGATCGGCCGGCACTGGCCCGTAGACGGCCTCGTACTCTTCCTTGGTGCTCATTCCTGCTCCCCCTCCTTGAGGTCAATCTCGATCCATTGGTTAGGCATGGCCGCTATGGCAAAGTCCAGCTCCTCGGTGTGAATTGCCACCGAGCTCATGATGGCGGTCAAGCACTCGACGGTAACCGTCTCACCCTCGCCGCCCATGGCCTCACTAAAGATGATCCGGTCACCCGGCACCAGCGAGCTCACCGCCTTTTTCACGGTCCACTCAGTAGAGCCAGCGCTTGTCTCGGTCGGCATCGGTCCACTCCTTTGCTGTCATCACGTAGTACATGTAGTTGCGGTTGGGATGGTAGCCGGGGAGGGCCCGCAGGCCGTCCCCTTCCTCGATGATCGTCCACGTTGAACGTTCTTCCTCGGGGCTGAACGGCTCCCCCACCTTGGGGTCGAACCGCACCACCTCCCCCTCAGCGTCCTCGTGTGCCGTGAAGTGATCGTGCCAGCGGTAGGCAGAGCCGGTCTGGACTAGGAGCTCGTTGCTGAGCTCCTGGCAATCCCTGGCCCGGTCGTTCATGGCGTTTATGTCCTCGTCCTCATACAGGCCGGGGTGCTTGTTGTTGTCGTAGATGTTGTCGTCAATCCGCGTCCTGATGGCTTCGAGGCCGTCGTGGAGCAGGGCCCATTGCTCGTCAGTGAGCGTGATGATGTGCGTTGCGGGCTCGGTCATGGCGTGGGCTGAATCTCGAACACGTGAACCTTGCCCGGGGTCAGCTGTGACTTGAGGGTGACGTACTGAGAGGGCGGGAAGTCCACACCCTCAGTGGACAGGCCACGGTACGTAACCTTGAATGCCTGCCGCAACGTCTCCTCGGGAAGGTCAACGGTGCGGAACGCTCCCCATGCCTCGGTGCGTTCCAGAGGGTTGGCACCGCAGATGCGGTTACCCATCGTGGCGCAATCCCATGCCGGGTCATCCTCTTGGATGGTGGCGGCGGCTGGCGTGGCAGTGATCGTCTTGGCCGGGGCCGGTGTGGCCTGTGCCGCACCGCACCCCGTCAGAGCGAGGGCGGCGGCGGCAAAGGTAATGACTAGACGTTTCATGATTCGGTCCCCCCAAGGGTGTTGTTGATGTTGAGAGCCATAAGGGCAAAGATGGCCCCTTGGATGATTCGGTACTGTTCCTTCTTGGGCATGATTTCCATGCTGGGCAGGAATGGGCAGGCGGTCCCGCGCCATTCCAGCCACACAGCGGGAGGTACTCCCCCGCTTGCTACACCCTCGTCATACAGCAGGACTTGATCCTTGGTGATCAACCCGGCCTTGACGGCTTGGAAGTGCAGGGATTCAAGCATGCTTACGATTGTCGCCTTGGTTACCGGTCCCATGGCCCTAGTCCTCGATCTTGTAGAAGTGCACACCGTTGGCACGTGCCTTGGTAATGTCCTCCATGATCTCGTCCAAGAGCTCCAACCTCAGGTCAGCGTCAGGCTCGGGGTGGTAGGGGTTCGGGCCAACGTCCTTGATGGCCCGCAGGATCGGGTAGAACAGCTTGTGCTTGAGTGAGGAGCGGCGGCTGGCGTCGTCCAAGTCATCGAGGAACGGGGCCAGGAACTCCATGCCCTCGGACTTCCACCACTTTTCAATCTTCTCGGCGGCGGCTGGCGTCAGCGTCCCGTAGGACAGTGGGCCGATGCTCAGTGAGCCATCCCCCCGGCTCTCAACGTAGAGCGTCAGGTGGGGATACTCCTTGTTATTGACCTTGGCACCATCCATGCCGATGGCGGCACGGGTGGTCTTGCTGTACCAAGAGCCATCCAGTGGACCCCGGGGAGTTTCATAGCTCCGGTGGTCATTGATATTGGCGGGACCGAACGGCGTTTCAACGTTGGTCTTGGGCTGGTGCGGGGTGGGCATGTCTGAATCCTTTGCGTGTCATGTAGGTGGACTGGCTACGCGTTACGTAGCTTCACTTCCTGTGCTTCTGTAACCATTATGAAATGCGTTGCGTTACCAATTACAGTTACGAGTGTTGGGGGTCACTATGGGGGAGCCTCCCAATCGCTCCCCCATAGTGTGTTTAGTGCCAGCGTTCGACGTGAACCAGCGTCTCAGCGGGCAAGATTATGGGCTGTGGAAAGTTGTCTGTGTAGAGGACAACCTCACCGGGCTTGGCCATGTCATCGGCCCACCCGCCTTGCTCCCATACGCTGATGGAGGCGTACTGATGCTTGGCGAACTCCCGGTTAGCCTCAGTGATATAGGGAGCCTCAGGGTCAAAATCAACCCTGTCCCCCTCCTCCAGGTCTTTTGCCGGCGTTGGGCCCTTGGACTCCCATGGGCTCATGCCAGCTCGCAATATGGCGAGTCGCAGGTATCGCACCACCACGCGCCGCCTAGGCGGCTGTAGTGGCCCTCGTGGGCCGGTTGCTCGTCGGTCCACTCGCAGTGATCACACAGGCCAGAGTCATGGTTGGCATCATTGCCGCATGGGCACTCACCCACGGGGCACCACCCTAAAGGCCCATTGCTGTACCTCTGCCCTTGTGCGGTCAGCGGACAGGTAGGAGGTCTGCGGGCCCACCTTGAAGTGCAGGGAACCATGCAGGCTTGATACGGCCTCTTGGGCTAGAGCCTTGATCGTGGCCCTGTCCCACTCGGTGCCCTCGGGAGCCTCCACAGTCACCGTTCCGTTGGTGTCAGCGTGAGCGGTAATGCTCACCGTTACCTCGTCGTATGCCATGTCAGAGCTCCAATGCTGTCTTGATGGCGGGCAACAGTGGCTCGCTTGGGTAGGTCTTGGAGGCTAGGCGGAACGCGGCCTTACGCCGCTTGGCCCCTGCCTCGTCACGGTCCCCCAAGGGGCCCGAGCCGTAGCGGTTTTCAGTGAGTGAGTTGAGAATCTCAACTGCCTGCCAGAACTCCATGTCAGTCCTCCAATTCCTGGCAATAGACCTTGCCATCTTCACCATTGAGCCAATCGCTGGCCTCGGATAGGTACCACTCGTGCCGTTCGGCCTTGCATGCCTCGGTGAGCTTGTCCCCCACCTCACCAAGGCCACGGTCCCAAAAGCCTGCCCCGTGGCCACCAGTGGTCAGCACGTAGTCATAACCAATCTGCTTGATGCCGCTTGGCTCACCAAAGGCACGGGCCACGTAGCCACCCTTGACTAGATCCTCTAGGTTGGCCTCCATGAATGCGTCAATCATCTTGCGCATGTTTTCCCGCTGATTCTCAGGGAAGTCGTCGGCGTCGTAACGGCTGTCCCAAGTGGGCCCAACACAATTGCCGTCCTCGTCGGTAATGTCCCCCGAGCTCCACAGGAGCATTTCAAGCGCGGCCTCGGTGGCAATCTGTACCTCATTGCCGCTGTAGCTGAATACCTCAGTCATTAGGGTTCTCCTCTGCCCACTGGGCGTAGCTGTCCTTGAATGCTTGCCATGCTGTGTCGAGTTGTTCCTCATCGGGAAACTCGGTGACGTACACAAACCCTTGCGAGTCAGTGGACACGATCCAGTGCCCATAAACGGCGTCAACCAACGTAGCGTCGTCAGGATCAACCAACGCGGCCTCACGGGCCACGTCGGCCAGGTTCTCGTCAGTCATCGACTCACGATCAAGGGTCATAACCCAGGCATAGCAACCAAAGTCCTCGGTCTGGCCCTCGTGGTCAGCCGCCCAGTCAAAAGAGGCTGTCAGCGTGTAGAGCAGGTCATGTAGGGCACAGTCGAACTTGCCCAAGGGAACGTACGTCACTGTGCGGCCTCCCATACCTTGTTGCGGGTGGCACGGTCCCACTCAGCGGATACGCTGGCGGGCAGTACAGCCACCACTCGGCACTGTTCCCACGAGTAGGCACAGTCTGTCTTGGTGGCATTCTCAGCCATGGCTATGGCGTCGGTAGCGTCGGCGGCATAGTGAGTAGCAACGGTGCGGTACTCACTGCCACCACGGGTCAGGATAAAGAGGACTTCCCAAACGGTCATGATCATTCCGCCAATCCGCTAGCTGTGTCGAAGGCCCAGAACCAGAGCCCAGAGTGGGCGTAGTAATCCTGTTCATTGGCCATGGTGTCGAAGTCGTGGTGCACCGGCCATTGCATGGGGTCACCATCGGCCTTGAAGATATCGGGGTCAGACTCCAAGAGCCTGCCACGTTCCGTAACGCCAACCGCCTTGCCCTCGTTGAAGTAACGGCGTGCAATTCGCTTATCGACTCTGACAACAGGGTTACCCTGCCGAGTCTTGTTGGTGAGCTTATACATGTCAGCCCACCTCAGGGTGGGTCCAGGTGGCCATGCGGAACCGCTGGCCAGCAAGGTGGGAGCCACAGCATTCACACGGGCGGCTTGAGAAGTCGGTAATGCCAGTCTCGCCATCGTCATCGTTGGCGTTGGTGTTGTCGGTCCAACCCACTGAGGCGTCTTTCATAGCCCGCCCCTCGTGGTGGTCCATGTAGCAATCGACGCAGATTTCCACGTCATCATTCAGTAACTCAGTCTTAGCCATGGGAGTGGCTCCTATCTTGTGGGAGATTGTTGGTTGGGTAGTGCACTGCCCCGCAGTGATAACCAACTACGGGGCAGAATTACAGCGAGCATTTCAGCGCTTGCGCGGCTTGGGCTTGGGCAGTGTGGGGAGCTCAGTAACAATCCCGGCCTCCATCATTTCCTTGCCCTCGTTATAGAGGTCAGTCTTGGCCCGCTCCTCAAGCTTGGTGCGAATCCATTTGGCATAGGCCGCGTCAGTCTCTTCTGCGACGTTGGCAGTGAGGCCGATGCACCGACGTATGGTGTCGAGCTTGAACCAGTTTTCACGCGGCTCATCAATGGCACGGGCAAACATGGTGTAGCGGGCATACCACTTGGTGTAGTTCTCGGCCGTAATCTCACGGATGCCGATAACCATGCAGTAGTGACCAACGGTCACCACGGGATCAGACAGGCACTTGCGGCCTTGGTCGTCGGTGACGTAGACAAACGACTCGTCGGCAATGTTCTTGTAGCCAATGTGCAGGGCCATGATTCAGTTGCTCCATTCGGAAACAGGGGCAGACGCCCAGGAAAACAGGTCAGGGTGTAGCGGTGCATCCATGGCGAACAGGTCAAGGACCATGGCCCGCCGCTTGTGCACCTCAGACATGAGGGCCATAGCGTCACCAAGTGCTTGTGCACCATGGATCAGGTAGTCAAAGTGAGACTCCCCTTCCTCACACCGACCGCAGGGAATGTCATGGTCAACCCACAGGTTGGCGCCATGAACACAGCGCTGAGGGCGATACTTGGTGCCCTCATATCCCTTGACGTACTCGGCGTGCTCAGCGTAGGCCTGCCGAATCTCGGCCAGCTTGGCGAGAGCGATACGCCACACCACCTTGGAGTCACTGAGGCCCATGCCCCGTACCAGTGGCGTCACAGTGCATCCACCACCATGGCGGACATTGTGTAGAACACCCACAGTCCACCGGCAAGCGTGGCCAGGGTTATCCCCAGCACAATCACCCGTTCCCACTTGACCTTGATCGGCCCTTGGGCCAGTCGCTCAGCCCGTGCCAAGCGACTCTCACGAGTCCTAACCGCACTCATGCCGCCACCACCTTGGAGACGATGACTACGCCCCAGTGATCATTGCCAGCAAGGCAGTTACGCTTACGCGCCTCCATTGTGAGTACGTTGTAGCAACCGCCCCGCATGACCAATTCCTTGGTGCGGTAATTCGATAAGGCGTATTCGTCATTACGTGTTGTTTTCATGTTTCCATTCTCTCTTGCGTAGCGTTACCAATTCAACATGTCGTTGACTTGGTGTTGGTGGCCGCTGTATCGCGGCCTGTAACCATTGTCTCTTGCGTTGCGTTACCAATTCAACCGGCGTACTTGGCGTACCAAGTAAGCACCGCGTTGGCGTTGCATAACCATTATCTAACGCGTTGCGTTACCAATTCCAGCGGGCCCGGTTAGCGTACCAACCGACGGCCTTGGACTTAGTAACCATTATCCAATGCGTAGCGTTACCAATTCAATGCGTTGCACTTGGCGTACCAAGTGACCAACGCGGCTGGCCGCTGTAACCATTGTCTAACGCGTTGCGTTACCAATTCCAACGCTTGGCGTTGGCCCTTGGTATCGCTTGGCCCTGTTGTTTGCGGCCTGTAAAGAGTATCCCTTGCGTTGCGTTACCAATTCCACTTGGTGGCCGTGACGCTAGCCAACCGCGTGGCCGTGGTGTCGCTTGGCCCTACCCCTAGAGTGTCCCGCGCGTAGCGTTACCAATGCCACGCCGTGGCCTTGGGCCCTGTAGGGCCCTGTAGGGCCCTGTAGCGGCCTTGGCGGGCCCTTGGCGGGCCCAAGTGCCCAAGGCATGCAAAAGGGCCCGTAGCGGGTAGCTACGGGCCCTTGGTGGCCTACTGGCCCTTGGCGTTACTTGGCGTTGCGGACACTGGCGTTATATCCGCGTGCCTCAGCTTGGCCCTTGGCGGCACGCTGACGGGCCCTGTAGGCCGCTACGCGTGCCTTGGTGGCCTCTCGCTTGGCCTCAGGTGTCACCGTGCCGTTAGCGGCCTTGGTGGCCTTGGTGGCCGTGGTGTCTGCCAGTACGCGCGTTGGTGCACCTTTCATAACCTCAGCCTTGGCCAAGTCCCAACGCGGGCTCAGCTGAGCCTTGATTAGTTCCATGGCGTCAGCGTCAGCCAAGGTCACGGCGTCAGCCTGAGCCACCTTGACCAATGCCACGCCACGGAATTGGCTAGCCTCTGCCCACTTGCCAGCCTCAGCACGCGCGGCCATAACCTTGGCCTCTGCCTTGGTGCTGGCCTCAGCGGCCTTGGCACGCTTGGCAGTATCGGCCTTGGCGTCAGCCTGAGCCAAGCGCTCAGCGGCCACCTTGGCGGCACGCTCAGCACTGGCCACGGCACGGCCCAAATTGCGCGGCACGGGCACGGCGTCAGCCACGGTCACCAAGTCAGCGTCGGTGTAGTGGATCACTACGGCCATAACGTCACGGCCCAAGGTGGCCAGTACCTTACGGCCCAACGCGTAACCCGTGCCTGAGCGATAGGCCAGTACCTCATCCTTGGTGCGACGGAACAGGGCCAAGTCAATGGCATGCTCTGCGGCACGCTGGCCACGGCGTACCCGCATTGCGTCTTTCTCCTCTGCCCAGTCCTCAGCCAACGCGCGAGAGTCGCGGCCCATGGCCCGCGCGGCCTCTGCCATGGCCTCATCCTGAGCCATGGCACCAATAGCCAAGGTAGGCATATCTACGCCGATACGCGCGGCCCAGTGGCCACCAAGGGCCCTATCCGTGGCCGCCACGGCCTTGGCGATACGCGCGGCCTCAGTGGCCTTGGCCTTGGCCTCAGCCATGGCCTCAGCACGCTTGGCGGCACGCTCAGCCATCACCTCAGCACGCTTGGCCGCGTGCTGAGCCTGAGCCTCTGCCCAACGCTCAGCCTCTGCCTTGGCCTTGGCCACCTTGGCCACGGCCTGAGCCTTACGCTTGGCCTCTGCCTCTGCCAGTGCCTCAGCGGCCTCTGCCTGAGCCCAACGCTCAGCGGCCTTGGCCTCTGCCAAGCGCTTGGCCGTTGCGGCCTTGGCCTCTGCCCAACGCTTGGCCACCAACGCGGCACGGCGTGCCGCGCGTGCCTCTGCCAGCCGCTCAGCGGTCACGGCCTCAGCCGTGCCCAATGTCGCGTTATCGCCCTGGCCTACTGCCACGGGCACGGCCACGGCCTGAGGCTCAGCCTCAGCGGCCACCTCGAATAACGCGGGCACGGCCTCAGCCTGAGCCTTGGCCATGGCCTTGGCGCAACGGCCACAAGTGACCATGGCCTCAGCGTTGCGAACGGGTAGCGATACCTTGGCCCCGCACGCGGGCCCCGTGGCCTCTGCCTTGACGTTATGAACAGTGCCCAAGTGCGACTGCACAAAACGAGTGGTGAACGTCGCGGCCTTGGTGTCGAGCGTGTAAGTCATGGTGTCTCCCTTGGTAGTGCCTCACGTAGGGCCAGCTGGCCCTACCCCTAGAGTCTATCGCACTTTTGGCCCAAGGCCTATACGTAGCGTTACCAATTCAAGGCGTGTTGCGTTGGGTCACCAATTCCGGGCCCAGTGACGTTGGGTCACGCCGTTGGCATGACTTGGCACTTGTCACGGCGTATTACAGGCCTACGTAGCTAGGGCCCAATTCCGGCCTAAACGTAGATAGGCCATGGCTGGCCCTGTATGGGCCCTACAGCGGCCTAGGGATAGCTACGTGAGTAACTGCCCCATATGGGCACTACGTCAGTCCTAGGGCCCGTTATGGGCCGCTGAGGGCCAATTCCTCTGTATGGCCCTCTAACGGCCTACCTTGGGTAGCTGTGACCAAAAGGGGGTCCAAGCGCTTAGAACGGCACGTAGCGTTGTCAATTGGGGTTGGTTTAGGTGCACCTAAAAGTAAAGTTACGTGACAACACTAGTCATATATGGTCACGGTTGGGTAACCCTATCCGCTTGCCTATTGACTACGTAGCTACACCCATGCATGCACAGTGAAGTTAGGTAACCCTAACCATATGAGGTAGGCCTACGTCACGAGTACAGGCTGGCCTCAGGTGTAGATACAGGCTGGCCTACGCTACGTATGTAGGTATGACTACACGCTGTATGTAGGCACGCCTATGACTGTGACCTAGGCACGCCATGACTCAGGATGTAGGCACGCCTAAACCATGACGATGGGCACGCCTTACGTTACGCGCTCAGCTTGACATGGCCTAGGGTGGGGGGGTAGGTCCCCCGCCGCGCTCCGCTCCGCCCCCCGCTTGTCTTAGCCGCTCCGTTTTTGAACGGGTTGAAAAGCTTTCAGAATGGTTCTCATTAACCCGATCACAAGTAGGTTACGACACGGTTATCAACAGGCCTCTGACCTGCGGTTTCTTTCCTACGCCCCTTTCAGGACAAGGCATGGATGAGTGGATGAGAACGGGGGGTCAGCCTGCCAGGACCCCCTTTACGGGCTTCTGAGGGCATGTTGAAAAATGGCGTAAAGCTGTGGAAAAGCTTTCAAAAACTGTGGATAAAATGGGGAAAACCGGTGACCTACGTTCACTCCCCCATGAGCTATGTCGATGACCTAAGGGGTTCAACGGTGGACTATGGCGCTCTTGAGTGACGCCCACGTACCCTTTGACTATGACCATCGGAAACGTATACACACTCAAAGAGGCCGCCAAGCTGACTGGCGTATCGCACTCTACGATCCGCCGTCGCCACACCGAGGGGGCCTTCCCAAACTCATACAAGGATGGGGATGGCATATGGAAGGTGCCGCTCACAGACCTAGAGCAGGCCGGGATTAGACCACGACGCTCAAGCGTCACTGAACGCGCGGCCACGGTCACGCTGAACAGGGGTCAGACCGACGTTCAATCCCCCACTCCCCCATTGACCGCGCCTATTGACCGCGTGAATGAGCTAGTCAAACGCGAACGCGATTTGATGCTGGAGGTGGATAAGTACCGGGAGCAGGCGCACCAAGCAGAGCGCGACGTGTCCGAGCTCAAGGGATACGTTCGGGGGATGGAGGGCAGGCTGGAGGAGTCGAAGAACAACAACCGGGAGCTCAGCGCCAGGAACGCAGACCTGACGAAAGCACTTATCGCCATTGAGGCGAAAGTGACACCCGTAGCTGATCAGGGGTTTGTGGTGGGGGAGACGGTGCCGTTGTCAACGGAACCCGCGCCTTCCACTCCACAGCCAGAGCCAAGGGTAGCCGCACCACCCCCAAAGCCGGCCAAGAAGCGCTGGTGGAACCGATAAACAGGTGTGACCAGCATCACTCCCCCTGCCTGTCCCGATTCAGTCAGAAAGACAGTATTTAGACAGTGAAGGGGAGAGGGGGTAGGGGGTGAGGGGTTTCGGCCTCGCGGCCTCTACCGCACGGGACGACCCCTAGGGAGTCCCGCTGGCGCGGTACTCCTACGGTTAGTAAACGCTCCAGCGTTTACCTGTAACTGAGAAGGGGAGCTCCGCTAGGGCTCCGCTCCCCTAGTAAGAATTGATAGATCCGGTAGAAGAACAACGGCCCCGCAAGGGGCCGCTTCTATCTCCCCCGGTTGACTCCCGATAAGACCAGTAGACGTAGATGAACCCTCCTCTCAGCATCTACTCCTGGCACGGTTCCGAGTCCCGGGGGCCCACCTTCCCGCCCGTCAATGCTGACGCGCGGGGCTCAACTTGCCCTTGGCCGTGGCCGCGCACATATTGTTGTGGGCCCGCCAAGGGCAACTACGGGGTAGCCGACGCTGGCGCGTCAAACTGGCTGTAACCCAGTTGCTTCGGCATGGTAGGTTCGATCCCTTCCTGCCCCACGTCTTAAGAAAGAAACTGCAACTTCGCAGGTTGCCGTCAATGGGTAGTAGCATTGACGGTTGTGCCTCCCCTCCCGGGGAGGTCCGGTATGGTGGCGACACCGCTAACGTCGCCCACGCCCCCATAGCTCCAATTGGTAGAGCGTCCGCCTTGTAAGCGGAATGTTGCAGGTTCGAGTCCTGCTGGCGGCACGCTGGCCCGAGTTGTTTTCTTCAGATTTATCCACTTACACACACCACTACACACTTGATGTACCGGGCGGGCCAGTACATGAGTATCGAAGCTCGTATAGGTGGGGGAGTAGTTGCCCCCGAATGAATTACCGCCCCGGGGGATGATGTACCCCGAGGCAACCGGCAGAGGCCGTGAAGGAACTGAGACTCCTTTGCGGCCTTTGTCGTACCCCCTAAACTTTGGCCATATATACGTTGGTCACGGATCGTCAGCGATCTAAGCTACGCTCCCGCCATGGAAACAAAGCAGTGCACAGCTTGCAAGGAGTACAAAACCCTTGACAATTTTTCGATGAACCGAAGGGCTAAGGACGGCCTGACCTACTGGTGCAGGCAATGTAGAAGCATCAAGAACAGGGACCGGCCAAAACCCACGGTGGTTCCCGTCCTGTTCAAGCCATGCTTTGAGTGCGGGGAAGTCAAGCCAGCCTCCAGCTATGGCGTTGACAACAAGTCCAAGGACGGACTCCAGCGACGATGCAAGCCCTGTAAGAACGCCAACAGCAAGGCCTACTACCAGACCGAGACTGGCCGGGAGTTGAACCTCAGGGTTCGCCGCCGTAATTACGTTGCGTCGGCCCGTGCCGTTTGGGACCACCTCAGTACCCATCCCTGTGTGGATTGCGGCGAGAGTGATCCCATCGTGCTTGAGTTTGACCACGTGCGAGGCGAGAAGCACTTCAACCTTGGGGCCCGAGGCCAGCGAACCGTCAAACAAGTCCTGGCTGAAATCGAGAAGTGCGACGTACGTTGCTCCAACTGCCACAAGAGGGCCACAGCCGCCCGTGGCGGCTGGTATCGGTGGCTGGATGAAGCGATTGACGAACCCAACCCCCCACTGTGGGGCATTGGCAAGGCAGGAGAGGAACCTGCCGCATAGATTTGGCGGCACCCAGCGTCCCCGGCCTCAGTGTCGCGCGGCGACGTGATGGGACCGCCCACAGACAGCTCATTGGACGCGGCACAAACGATGCTCAAGTACCTGGAGCAAGACAAAGGCCCCCACCGTGCGCGGTGGGGGCCTTGCCTAGATAACTGCGTTTTCTGAGGTGCCCTGGCTTTTCTGCTTGGATAAATCAGGACGGCAAAAATTCTATCACGCCGCACCGTCAATGGAGACAACCGGCGTCGTGGTGCGCACAGTCTCTACGCCATCGTTGCGTATGTTCAGGATGAACACGGCGGGCTCGCCCACCACCAAAGGCCGGCCAAGCCGGTAGGGGATTATCTGATGATCCTTACGTAACTCAGCCACGGCCCACTCACGGTTGAGCTCCTCGCGCGGATACCGCGTCAGGACGCCCTCCAGAGGATTGAGGACGTAGACGGCTGATTCCGTTTGCACAATCATGCGGCCATCTTACGCTCGGCCTTGCGCCCTGCCTGATCGGCGGCTTCTGCCAGCTTGCAGGGGAGGCAGACCTCCTCGCCACGGTCACGGTGCCGCAGGGCGGCGGCGCGGGTTCCACAGGGCTGGAGCTTCCGCGGATACAACTGGCCCCTGGCACGCTCCCGTGCGTAATGACGGGCCGATGCTTTGCAATCGTCACAGACCGATTGCTTGTAGTAGTGGTGCTTGACCGCGCCAGAGTTACCGTACCGCCCGTTGCAACCAATGGGCTTTGCCTCTGGATCGTGGTCGAAGTCCCAGCGCTTATTTACCGTCTGCGTAGGCATTGATCATGATTTCCATGAACGTGCGGTCATCGGCCTTACGCGCGTTCACTGACTTGCGGTAGTAGTGCCCCTGAACGGACCACATGAGCATGGTCACGTCGAAAGCCGTTGTGACGCTGTTGATGACAACCCAAACCGGCGCGAGCGGCGACGGGATCATGATGCCGAGTGCCAAGCTCCCCATTGCCAGGACTGTAGAGGTAGTCCAGAGCCCGAGGAGCAAGCGGCTGTACCTATCACTGTACGGCTCGGTCATTGCCCGCTTGAGTCCCCGGCCGATTCGGAGCGTCACGCTCCACCACTTCTTCATTACCCCATCTTAGCCAACTGAGAGGAATCACCTTGGCTTTTCCCATCCAGCAATCCGTAATCGACTTTCACAAGAAGTTTGGTCACCCCGTGCGTGACTCTCCAACCACCATCGAGGCGGGGGAGGCCATTCAGGCCTACTCGTTCATCGAGGAGGAGCTCAACGAACTGTGGGACGACGGCCTGTACCCGGGCCCGAGTGAATGCGGTGAAGAGAACTGTTGCGGTGGCAACGTCTACGAACCCGACATTGTGGAAATCGCTGACGCTCTCGGTGACGTTGTGTTCACCGCCTACGGCATGGCCATTCGACATGGCATTGACCTTGACCTTGTGCTCAAGGAAATCTGCGAGTCCAACATGACAAAGACCGCGAACGGGCTTGGAAAAATCAAGAAAACAGAGGGCATCTACGTTGCTCCCAACATCAAGCGAGCTCTCGGACTCTGAGGAGCTCGAAGAACGGCCAGACCAATACTGGCTGTTCCTGAACACATAGCACCGCCCCCAGGGCGCACTACGCCCTAGGAGGCAACCATGTCCGTAATCGTTTGGTCCAAGAAACCATGTGTCCAGTGCAACGCAGTGAAGCGTGCACTCAAGGCCGGGGGAGTGGAGTTTGAGGAGCGAAACCTCCCCGACTACCCCGAACAGCTTGAGCGATTCAAGGCCGATGGCCACATGGGAGCTCCCGTTGTCGAGGCCGCTGGCCTTGAGACGTTCGCTGGATTTGATCCCGACGCCGTAAAGGCAATCATCGCCGCGCATGGCGTGGAGCAGTAGTAACCGCAAGGCCCGACTGCCGGCCGACTGGCCAGCCCTACGCAGAGCCACCCTTGAGAGGTGCGGCGGACGCTGTGAGGTCCTGAAAAAGGACGGCTCACGGTGCCGCGATAAGGCCCAGGAAGTTGATCACATCACTCCCGGCGACGACCACAGAATGGCCAACCTCCGTGGAATTTGCACGTGGCATCATGCCCGCAAATCCGCCCTGGAAGGCGTGGCGGCACGCCGCGAGGCCAATTCCATCCTTTATCGCGCACCCGAAGTGCACCCGGGGCTCATCCCCGAAGCGCAGCGCAAACCCACTCCAAACCGAGGCTTCTGAAAGGGGGCACCCATGCCAGGACCAGCACCAAAGCGAGACGCCGAACGCACGCGCCGCAACGTGCCCGAGTCAGGAGCCGCACGCCATGGCGAAATGCGGCCCGTCAAGATTCCACCCGTTGACCAGCAGTGGCACAAGCGGGCCAAGGAACTTTACAAAAGCCTAAAGTCCTCAGGCCAAGCGGACTACTACCAAGACAGCGATTGGGCGTACGCCCGAATCCTGTGTGACTACCTCACCAACTGGTACTCCAACCCGCGTGCCATGGATGGCGCCAACATCGAGCAGATGATGAGCAAGCTCGGCATGACCGAGGGCTCCCGCCGTCAGATGCTCCGCATTGAACTGGACATGCCTGAGGATGAGCGGCCCGACGCCGAGCTCGTTGCTATCGGCGGGTACCAGGACTTGCTCAAGGTGGCCAACAAGTGACCATCGAACCCCTGTATCAGTACAAGGCCACCGTTGAGCGGTGGATAGACGGGGACACGGTTGAGCTCACGGTAGACGTGGGATTCCACATGACCTACCGGGATCACTTCCGGCTGTTCGGCATTGACACCCCCGAGCGGGGGAGGCCTCTGGCCGCTGAGGCCAAGGCCCGCGCCATGGAGCTGGCCCCCCCAGGAACCGTTGTACGGGCCTCCACCAGCAAGAGCGACAAGTATGGCCGATGGCTTACTCTCGTCAATCTTGAGACTGGCGTAGAGGTCAACACCACCCTTGTAAACGAGGGCCTCGCCCGCATGTACTTTGGCGGTACCAAGAGTGCCGGTTGACCTTACGGGCATTGAGCCCAACGCAGAGAACGCCGCACGGCTGTTCCCCCCGTCACTGATCGGCCCCACGTGGCAGACCAACCCTGATGGCTCTTGGCTACTCCCTGAACATACACTCGGTTGGGGTGTGTTGGGTTGGGTAAGCGTGAAGCTCACCGACCCCGATGGTAACCCCTTTGCTTGCACCGCAGAGCAGGCCAGATTCTTACTCTGGTACTATGCGGTGGACAAGCGCGGTAAGTTCATCTACCGGCAGGCCGTGTTGCAACGTTTGAAGGGCTGGGGCAAGGACCCATTGGCCGCAGTCATGTGTATGGTTGAGTTGGTAGGTCCCTCTAGGTTCTCACACTGGGTAGACAAAGAGGGCATGAAAACGGCGCGTTACGCGCCCGGGTGCATACCGATTGGTAAACCTCATCCGTCTGCCTATGTGCAGGTAACAGCCGTCTCGCTCGAACAGACCGAGAACACTACGCTGATCTTCCCCTCCCTGATTCCAGAGCGTACCCGCGAGGAGTACCGCATTGATGTGCAGAAGGAAGTCATCTATGCGAACGGTGGCAAACAGAAGCTCAAGGCCCTCGCCGCGTCATATCGTGCCGCAGAAGGTGGCCGCGTTTCGTTCGCCATCCTTGGAGAGACACACCACTGGGTTCCCGGTAAGGGTGCCGACAAGTTCTACCGAACGGTCAAGAACAACGTCACCAAAGTCAAGGGACGCTTCATATGCATCACCAACGCATATGAACCCGGCGAAGAGTCCGTAGCTCAATCCATCCGAGAGGGTGAAGAGAAGGTATGGGCCGGTTTGGCCAAGCCCTCAGGTTGGCTATACGACTCCATTGAGGCTCACCCTGATACCCCACTTGATGAGGATTGGTTACCCTACGTCATCGAGATTATACGAGGTGACGCTTATTGGCTTGACCTCGAAATCATCGTTCAGTCCATTCAGGACACCACCATACCCGCGTCAACTCACCGTCGTATGTGGCTCAATCAGATCGTCTCGACGGCTGACAGCCTCTACACAGCGGGGGAGTGGGACGCCATACGCGTCAACGGCCTCAAGGGAACCAAGGATGACTTGGACCCGGGAGACGCTATCACGCTCGGGTTCGACGGTGGCAAAACTGACGATGCCACCGCACTGGTGGCAATCAGACTCAGCGACAAGCTCATCGTGCCCCTGGCCGTCTGGCAAAAGCCGGAAGGCAAAAAGGACTGGCACATCAACGAGGCTGAGGTTGAAACCGAAGTCCACCAAGCCATGGCTACGTACCGTGTGCAGGCCTTCTATGCCGACGTATATCCGTGGGAGTCATACATCAACGGATGGGCGGAAACATACCGCGAAACACTCCTTATCAAGGCAACCAGCAAATCAACCGTTGGGTTCGATATGCGCGGTAACGCAGAACGTATCGCGCGAGGCAATGAAGCCTTGCTCGCCATGGTTCAGGACAAACGTATTCGCCATAACGGTGACAAAGCGTTACGTGTGCACGTTTTGAACACGAAACGTCGCCGTAACCAGTATGGCCTCACATTCGGCAAGGAGAGTGCGGAGAGTAACCGAAAGGTTGATGCTTACGCAGCTACACTCCTCGCGTTCATTGCCATGAACGACCTTGCCGAGTCTGGCAAGAAAGCAAAGCCGGTCTACTCCAGACGGCTACACCAGTTCTAGGAGAACACATTGCCCACAATGGACGAGTATGTGGAGGACCACCTTAGAGGTGAGGAACTCCAGGTCACACCAACGGGCACTCCAGGCACGCTTGACCTCGCGCTGGTCAATCTCATGTACGCAACCCTCAAGGCTGATCGAGCCAACCATTTCGATCAGGCCTACGACTACTACATGGGGGACCAGCTCCTCCCGTATGCCCCTCAGGGCACCAGTGAGCAGATCATGGACCTCCAGCAAAGGAGCATCACTAACTGGATGCCCCTGCTGGTATCGCTCCCTGTTCAAGTTTCATACGTGGACGGCTACCGCCGAGGCACGTACGGCCTAGGTGCTCAACAGACCAAGGGCCCGAGCGGCAAAGAGATTGCCGCTGGCCAGGACCCTAAGCGTTTCAGCGGCGAGTACGCCTGCTGGCAACGCAACCGCATGGACGCGCGGCAGGCCACCATCTACAAGGCCGCACTCATGTACGGCCAGAGCTTTGCCCACGTCAACAACGTCACCGTGAATGGCGACGTGAAGGTGGAGGTGCTTGCTACCCGCAACACCGTCGCCTTCTTTGACGATCCGATCAACGACATTCGGCCGAAGATCGTTCTCACCATCAAGTCGTACGCCCGCGACGAAAATACGCCGGGGCTCGCTGTGGTTTGGGACGACACTCACCGGCACGAGTTGAGCATTGACTCTGACTACGTGTTCCACGCCAAGGGTGAGCCGGTTGCCCACGGGCTGGCCGGCTGTCCTGTGGTTCGCTACACGTGCGGTGCCCCCGACGATGAAGGTCGGTCACTCGGCGTAATCAACGACACTATGGTTGCTCTGCAAAACAGAGTCAATCAGGCTTCGTTCAGTACCAATGTGACCGCTGATTTCGGCGCGTTCAAGGTTCGCACTGCCGCTGGCCTCCAGCTTATGTACCGCATTGACTCTGCAACGGGTGAACCGTTGCTTGATGCGGCAGGCAACCCCATTCCTGAACCTATCCAAGTGTCACAAGCCAAGATGCTTGTATCCGATGACCCGACAACAAAGTTTGGTCAACTGGATGAGACACCTTTGGATGGGTACCTCAAGAATGAGGACCAAGCAACCAAGAACCTCGCGGCTATCGCACAGTTCCCGTTGCACGCTCTGATTGGTAACGTTTCCAACCTTAGTGCAGAAGCGCTCAACGCGCTCGAAGCACAGTTCATGCGTAACCTTAAGTCACTCCAGACTTCTTGGGGCGAGTCGCACGAGGAACTGTTCCGGCTGATGGCCGAGGCACTTGGCGACGGCGAAGGAGCCAACGCGTACGGCGGCGAAGTCCGCTGGCGTGACATGGAGTCCAAGGCCTTTGGCGCCACATTGGACGGTTTGGGCAAGGCGGCAGACATGCTCCAGGTTCCCAAGCGCGGCCTGTGGGCCATGATCCCGGGCATGACTTCCGGTGATCTACAGGACCTTGAGGCCCTGCATGAGCAGGAGCTCACGGACGCCATATTCAATGAGGCGACACCCGCTGGAGCATCCGCAAGGGAGCGTCGGCCCGTAAAGGCCGGTGGTCAGTCTGCCAACCAAGCCTGAGGTACTGGCAGTTGAGGAGGCCCACCGCGCGGCCCAAGCACGTCTTGGGATCGCGGGGGCCTACCTCGCCATGCGCGACTGGAACTCAGTCAACGTCACCGCAGTAGCGGCCACGTCAGACGCGTGGCTTACCCGTAGCCTCCAGATGATCCGCGCGATTCAGCGCAAATCCACCCGACTTGCCCGTGCCTACTACCAGTTGGCGCGGGCCATTGAGACAGGCTACACACTAGGCCTGCCGGAAACTTCCCCCGATCCCAAACAGGTGACCATGGGGAGTCTCCGAACTCAATACCTAGACCTCCTCTTGGAAATCGCTGACCTTGATAAGCCAGCGGCCACGGGGGAGGTGCCCAGCCAGGACTCAGATGAGCGCTGGCTTAGGGATGAACTCCAAGCATCATCCGGCCAGATAGCCGGAACGGATGAAGGGCACTCGGTCACTTTCAGCGACACGGACTTGGATGAATACATTCAGGACTGGCTAGACGAGAGCGACGATTCAACCGACGACGATCCTGTTGAGGTTGATGATTTCGAGTGGCCCAGTGATTCACTCACGCTGGATGACATTCGCAACGTCTTTGCCGATGAGCTCAAAGCCGCCGCAGATGAACGCGCCGAGAAGGTACGCAAGATTCTGGAGAGCGAGGAGCTCACCGCCAAGGAGGCCAACCGTAAGGCCCAGGTGTTGCACAACGCCGCTGGCAGTGTGTCAGCAGGCAAGATCGACCAGGCCGGCATTGACGCTGGCCGAGAAACCATCGAGTACGCCCAGTCCAGGGACCGGCGCGTAATGATGGTCGCCCGAGGCACAGGACCGAACCCTTGTGCCTTTTGCGCCCTGCTTGCAGGACGTGGCTTTGTGTATGCAAGCCGCTCCAAGGCAGGCGCACAGAAAGCCTCAGACGTCTACGGCGAAGATGCAACCGGCGAGATAAACCGCTACCACCCCAATTGTCACTGCTACCCAGTGACCCGCTGGGTGGACATTCCTGACGCCACGGCCCCGGGCCGCTCCGAGTTTTACAAAGCCCTCTACAAAGCAGAGGTGCAGGACAAGGGCTTGGACATACGTGGGACCAAGAATGACGGCCTGAATCAATTCCGCCGTGCACTGAATCGCCTTAGACGTGAAGGCCTCACTACAGCATGATCCCAGGAGGACAGCTAATGCCTGATACCGGCACACCACAGGGCCAGGAGCCCACAACACCCCCCACAGAACCCGTCACTCCCGCCGCCACGGATGCGAAAACAGATCCTTGGGAAGGCATTCCCGACGAATGGGCTTGGACGAAAACTCAGGTTGAGGCCGCTAACCGCGAGGCCGCAAGCCGCCGCGTAGCGCTCCGTGACCTTGAGGACAAGACCAAGGACGCAAAGACCCCGGAGGAATTTGAGTCCGCTCTGACTGAGTACAAGAACACTCAGGCCAAGCTCGAATCAGACCTCGCCCGTGAACGTGCCGCCCGTAAGCACGGACTGGCCGACGACGTACTGGAGTTTCTGACTGGAACCACTGAGGAGCAGATCGAGGCGCAGGCTACCAAGCTTGCCGCCCTAAAGCCTGCCAGCCAGGAACCAGCACCGCCCAAGGTTGTGACGGTCCCCGCCCCGAGCGGTGGAGTCACCCCTACTAGCCAGCCCACTGAACAGGATGGCCGGGCACTGTGGAGGGCCCACAAGGCACGCCGGTAACGGCACACTTCCACCCCCCTTTCAGGACCGGTAACCACCGGTCCTTTTTCATGCCCCGAAAGGCAAACCCATGACATACAAGCCGAGCCTCAAGGTCAAGCCTGAGGTACTGGTCGAGGCGGCTGTTGAAGCGCTGTCCGACAAGCTGGTTATCGCCAACACGATCACCAAGCGTAACGACATTGCGAAGTTCTTCGCCGCCGAGGGTGACACCATCACTCAGCGTGTGAAGGGCACACTGCCGGTTCGACAGTACGCCCCGCGTAACGACCGCTCCCAGCCCATCATCACTGATACGTACTCCGAGACTACAGTGAACGTAACCATCGACGTTATCCGTCCTTACTCTGCTGTGAAGCTCACAGACGAGCAGAAGGATTGGGACTTCAACGGTGGTTGGGGAGACATTCTGGATGCACAGACCGAGACTGTTGGTCAGTACATCGAGCACGGTGTCCTCCAGAAGATTCTGACCGCACCTTACGAGCGTGTCATCGTTGCCAAGGATGACGCTACCGGCCTCACTGCCGCTAAGGACCTGGGCCAGGACGTTTACTACAACATGGTCATCGAGGCCAAGAAGGCACTGCGCCTCATGCGCACGCCCAGCGAAACGCTGGTATGTGTCGTTGGCGTTGACTTTGAGGAAGCACTCCTCAAGTCCAACCGTCTCGTCAAGCACGAGGGACGTGGCGACGACGCTCTGGCCTCCGCTACGCTGGGTACCATTGCTGGTGTTCAGTTCGTTAGCTCCACTCACATTCCGGCCGATGAAGCGTACATGTATGCTCCGTCCGGTTTCGTAGCGTTCACTGGTGCTCCGTCGGTACCCCGCTCTGTCCCCTTTGGCGCTGTTACGTCGGCCAACGGTTGGGCCGCACGGTGGCTCATGGACTACGACACAGGGTTCCTTACGGACCGTAGCGTCATCGACACCTACGCGGGTTACTCCTACACCAAGGACCGCATTCAGGTGTTCAACGGCGAGTCCCAGCACATCATCTCTCCCGAAGAGTTCTTCGTGCGTGGCGTCAAGCTGGGCCTCAAGTCCAGCGGCCTCGTTGAGAAGAAGCCGGGTGACGGTTCCGTTACTACCCCCGGTGGTAACCCCGAGTCCTTCCTGGCCAAGGCTTACAACCAGCAGACGATCACCACGACTCTGCCCGCAGGCGAAACCTTCCCGCTGGGTGGTAACGCTTACGGTGACGTAACCCCGTAAGGAACTGACGCATGGAGCATCTAGCAACCATTGATCAGGTAGCCGCCCGCAGTACCGAGGAAATCGTTACTGAGGATGAGCTGGCCTTGGCGGATGCAATGCTCGCGGAAGCTTCTGCATGGGTACGTCACCATGGCGGACAGGCGTGGCCTACTTTGGCTCTAGCTCCAGAGGTGGCGGTGGCTATTACAGCCGCCGCCGCCTCGCGGGGTTACATGAATCCAAACGGATTCAGCATGGAACGTTCGGATATGAGTACGTTCAACGTAAGCCCCGAGTACGCGGCCGGCACTCAGTTGACCCGGGCCGAGATAACAATGCTCAAGCCGTTCAACCGGCGCACGGGCCTTGTCTCGGTGGGCCTCACGAACAGTGACCGCCCGTCTCCGACGTACGCACGCCGCAGTGGCCGTTACGACGCACGGGGTTATGCTCCGAGCGACGACGGTACTAAGGACATTCCGCTAGGGACGTGGCCGTGAAATCCCGCCTCCTAGACCGTGGCCGTGCAACGATCATCGTCTTTCCTGAGGTGGAGCTAACCAACGCCAGGGGGGAGCGCGTCCGCGTTCCCGCTGAGGTTGGTGTGCCCGTCAGGGTTTCAATGTCGAGGGATCGCAACGCCACCGCAGAACTTCCCGGTCAGGTGGACGTGAAAATCTACCGCTGTGTGACCCGCCAAGCGCCGGTTGGCGCTTGGGTTCGGATCGTCTTTGACGGCGAGGAGTGGGACCTTACGGCCCCGCCGAGCCGCAGCGAAGGCGTCTCCAAGAGCACGCGGCAGGTTTCGTTCACCATCCGCTCCCGCAACGACGTAGGAGCATAACCGTGCACGTCCTCTGGTATCCCCCCAGGCATCCCGACATGGACGGCGCGAAGAACGTAGAGCACGCCGTGGTCTACAGCAACTCCGTTGTGTCGGGACTACAGCGCTACTCAAGCCGTCTGGCCATGGAGGCCAGCGCCATCCTCGAAATGACCAACCACCGCCCCGGGCAGGAGCGCTCCGAAATTGGAGTGATCCACAACAACCACAGTCGCGGCCCGATCAGCGAAACCACTGACCTTGACTCCATCGTGTACCTCCAGGCACCCGATGACGCAGAGCGTCAGAAGGGCGAGGGGCGCGGCGGCAACACCAACTCATGGCGTGCCGTCCAGTCAATCGAGTTTGGCCACTACACCAGTGGCCGTGACCACGAGGGGGAGGGCCCCCGTACCAAGAAGGATCACAAGCGTCACTGGGTGGAAGGGGTTTCACCCCTCCGTAAAGCCGCCCGCAAGATGAGCAGAAATCCGAGGTTGAGCATCAAGTGACTCGACACATACCAATCTTTGGTTCGGTGGACGATCTGATGCTGGCACTGTTCAGGGACTTCTTTGAGGGGCAGGAGATTCACATTGGATCACTGTTCGCCTCAGACCTTGAACCGCCATTCGTCATCGTTCGCCGCGAACGCCGTTCAGGCCAAGCCAGCGTTGACTCCGACGATGACAGGTTCATTCAACCGGCCATCGTTTCAGTGAACACAATCACCTCAGGACCCGACGCCGACCAACTCGGTGAGGAGCTCCAGGAGGCGTGCCGTATCGCAATCCGCGAGGCACAGCAAAACCAAGTCGTGATACCCGGCTGTGGTGTTATCTCAGGAATCACTAACAGTATCGAACCGTCACGCGTAGCAGACTGGGCAACGTCAACCGGCGTCGTACAGTATGCGTCACTGCCCAAAGGTTGGACACGCTACGAAAGTGTCTACCGACTGTTGATTAGGCCACCACACCAAGAGACAGTTACCAACCGTTACGTCATTCGTGACACAGTGCCCGACTAAACGTCGGGCTTTTTCTTTTAGGAGAAACCATGACTACAAACGACAACGCCACACTCAAGGTTGGTATTGCGCGTTTCTACACCGCCGAAGTTGGAACGGTTCGCCCGACAACTGTGGCAACACTCAAGGCCCCGCCCATCGGCTGGGTTGAGGTTGGTAACACCTCCCTCGAAAACATCCTGACGTTGACAAGCGAGGGTGGCACTGTTACTACACTGTCCAGCCTCCAGAACAAGTCCCTGCGTCAGTCCATCGAGGCACGCGTCGAAGCGCTGGGCATCAACCTGCTCGAATGGACAACGGACTCCCTCAAGGCATACTACGGCGGAAACGCCGTTGTAACCGCTGACGGTGCAATCGAGGTACCTTCCGAGCCGGTCCCGCTGGAGAAGGCATTCCTCGCCGTCCTCGAAGATGGCGAAAACGTTGGCGGGTTCTACGCCGAGAAGTCCAGCCTGTTCCGTTCTGATGACGTAGCAATCGCTGACACCAACTCCCTCGCTCAGCTCCCGATCAAGGTCACGGCACTCAACGCCGCTGGCAAGACTTCGGCACTGACCGTCATCCCCCCGCACGCAACGGACGCACCGTAAGGAGTTAGCTCCTGATGGCTAAGTTCACAGAAGTACCCGTATTCGTCAAAGGCGAACCGGGTTTCGCCGCCAAGCTCAACCAGCTTGGCACTGTCCTCAGTGAAGTAATTGCTCACCTTGAGGCAGAAGCAAAGCCGGCCCCCAAGGCCGCGCCGCGCAAGGCAACAGCCGCTAAGGCTGAGTAACGCCCTGAGGGGTCCGGTGCGGACCCGGGCCCCTCAGTTACCTTCCAGTCCGCAACCCCACACACTTTCCGATCCCAGGAGTCCGCAACCCATGCCCAAGATCATCCTTTCCGATTTCCAGACCGCCGCCAATCAGAAGTACGCCGACTTTGAGGTGGAGCTCCCCAACGGTGAGCTCCTGCTGTTTGTTCCTGCAATCCGCATGAACAAGGCAAAGCGCAACGAACTGGCCAAGGCACTTGACGTAGAGTCACGCGCCAACGCCAACGACGGCACTGACCTCTACGACCTCTACCGTGACGCGTTCCGCATTAGCGAGAAGGCCGTAGGCAACTACGACAAGCTGGCCGCTGTCATCGGGGATGACCCGGCACTGTGGCAGGACTTGTTCATCGAGTTCCAGGAGATTACTCAGTCGGGGGAAGCCTAACCCTCGCGCGGTTGCTTGATGAATACGGGGAGGAAATCTACGTAGACCTGCTGGAATACCACCAGTTGAACATCGTGGATTTCGTGAGGGGAGACGTGGCGCTGACGCCGCGCCTCATCCTTACCCTACTCAGGCACCTACCCGAGGGAGCCCGGTACACCGCCGCTATTGCGTCCGCCCCCGAGGCGGCGGCTGTCACCGCTAAGCGCGACACCCCCGAACAGCCAGACCCGGCCCTTGAGCTCCGCACATGGACCCAGGACCGCATGTTGATGGCTCAACTCATCAACTCGGTAAACGCGCTGGTCAGGCACACCATCCAGTGGGAGCAAGGTAAGGCTCCCAAAATCCCTCTCGTTGGCCCATCTACGTGGCGCGGGGAGGGCAAGACCAAGCCGCTCACGGTTATGGACGTACTCAGTAAATTAACGAGATAGCGGGGACACATGGCCAAGCTTCGGCTAGTTGGTGCCGTAGGCATCAAGGTTCGCCCAGACGCTTCGGACTTCCGAAAGGAAGTCGAGGAGCAATTACGCAAGATTCCCAGTGACGCCAAGATCAAAATTGACGTTCACGCCGACACGGACCCCCTCAAGAAGGCTCTGGATAAGGCGGAAAAGGAAGAAGCGAAACGAACGCTCAACCTCAAGGTTGGCGTCGAGTACGACACCCTACAGGCCGCACGTCGGCAGGTAGAGGCCGCACTCAAAAACCTCAAGACAGAGACAATCCCGGTCAAGCTGAAAGAGGGCGATCTAAACAACGCCCTGGCGAAACTGAAACGTCTCCAGCGTGGCGCTCAGGTGACCATGCAGTTCAACGAGGACAAGGCCGGCTATCAGTCGGCACTCGCCAAGATACGCCAGATACAGCGTGAAAAGGCAGAGGTCCCCATCACGTTCAAGACGGACAATAAGACGCTTGAGCGGGAGGCCCGCAAGTACGAGAAACTCCTTGCAGACCTTGTTGGCCCCGAGGCCAAGAAAACGATCACCATTACCCACCGCAACGACCGTGACTCGCTCACGACGGCGGTAGCTCAGATTGACGAGGCTCTGGCCAAACTCAAAGAGGTAACGATCACCCCCGAGCTTGACGAGCCAGCGCTCCTCAAGGCCCGTGACAAACTCGCCACTCAACTGGCCAAGAAACCCTTGGTCATGAAGATCAACGAGGACAAGAAGGGTTACGAGAAGGTACTGGCTCGGATCACCGAGCTCCAGGCCCAAGCGGCCGAGGTCGAGTTCAAATTCAAGACCGACCCTGCGTCACTCACCCGCGCCGCCGCCACAGTGCGAGCCAAGATCGCGGCACTCACCCCCAAACCCAAAATCACTTTCAGTTACGACACCGACACCTTTGGACTCCAGAAGTCCATTGCTGAGGTGGACGCCAAGCTGGCCGAGCTCAAGAAGATTCCACTCACCGTGGACCTTGACGAGAAGGGCCTATTGGAGGCTAAGGCCTCCCTTGAGGAGAAGCTGAAAAACAGCGGGTTCCAACTCAAGATCGACTCCAACAACCTTGAACAGTTGCAGGCCGAGCGTAAACGTATCGAGGAGCTCCTGTCTGGCAAGCGCCAGGACTTGGTTATCGACGTGCGGAACGACGAAACGTCGCTGGAGGAAACCAAGCGAAAGCTTGATGACCTGATCAAGGAGCGTAAGGCTCCGATCAGGGCCGAACCCATCACGTGGGAGGCCGCGTTGCAGTTGGCCTACACAAGCCGTGCACGTGACGTTCCGTTCTACGTGCGGATCAACCAGCGTAGCTTGGCAATCGCTGAGGGTGTTCTCCAGTCACTCGCAGGCATCAACACCCTGCGTGAGTCGGGCAAGATGCTTGAGCAAATGATCACCAAGTTCGACACGTTCTCACTCAAGGTTGCCAGCCTCTCCACCCTGATTGGTTCCGTAACAGACTCCCTTGTTTACATGGGTACCGCACTGTTCCCGCTGGGTGAGGGCATCCTTAATATCACCGGCCTGCTGGCGTTTGCGCCAGCCGCCATTGCCGCCCTGACAGCTACCGTGCTGATCAACATTGCGGCATGGGACAACTTCAAGGGTGCCGTTGACGGCAGTGCTGAGGCCATGGCCAAGCTCCCGCCTGAGGCGCAGAAAACAGCCAAGGCCTTGCAGGGCGCGTGGACCAAAATCCAGGAGCCCGTGCAGGATTCATTCTGGCGCGGCATGGGCGACTCAATGCAGACCGCCATGGAGAAAATGCTCCCCATCATTTCCAAGGGGCTTGCCTCCTCGGCAGAGCACGTAGGCCGCTTCGGCGCTGGCGTGTTCAGGGCCTTTGAGAAAATCACCTTTGCCGGTGGTCCTCTGGAGAAGATGCTCGAAAACCTCTCAGGGTTTTTTGATAAGTCAGCAGGGGCCGCAGAGCCCTTGTTCAACGCAATCAACACCCTTGGCCTACGCGGTTCCGAGTTCCTGCCACGGTTTGGTCAGTACCTCACAGACATGGCCACCCGGTTCGATAACTGGATCACCAAAGCCGATGAGGCTGGCAAGATCACCGTCTGGATGGAACAGGGTGTGCAGTCACTCAAGGACATGTGGACGCTCGGTGGCGGCGTAGTCAAGATGTTCCAGGGCATCACTATGGCAGTGAAGGACTCAGGGTCCGGTGGCCTTGGGGCCATGGCAGATGAGTTCTCCCGCATTGGCGACATTATGAAGGCAGAGCCCTTCCAGTCACGCTTGTCCACCATCTTTGATGGTGCACGTGACGGTGCCTCAGCGTTCAACGAGGGCATCAAGGAACTAGGCCTGACACTGGGGGAGTCCTCCCTCTTTGTCGCCAACCTTCTGTCACAGCTTGGTAAGCTTGGTGGAGATTCACTAAAGACATTCTCGGTGGGGTTACGTAACCTCAACTTCCAGAGTGGGATCATGTCCGGTCTTATCGGCATGAACAACTTGGTTATCACACTCGGTACCGGGTTTGACAGCCTAGGCAACATCATTGGCAATATGTCACGTATCGCTGGTGCAGCATTCTCGTCAATCGGCCCGGTCATCAACAACATTATCAACCTGCTTGATATTGTGGTTGGTACCCTAGCCGACAACCTTGTGGCTGTGATACCAAACCTCATGGGTTTGGTGAACGGTGTCATAACGTCACTGGCTGGCCCGGTCACGATACTGGCAAACATGCTCAATGGCGTTCTCGGATTCATCAACGCCCTGCCAACCCCGCTCTCCCAAGTCATGCTGGCCCTCGCCACGTTCATGCTCTTGGGCTCCAAGATCGGCCCCATGTTCGCCGCCAAGCCCGGTAGCCTGCTTGAGAAAATCAAGTACGACTTCCAGCACGCGGAAACCGCTGGTGCCAAGTTTGGCACCGTCATGAAGGGCCTTGGCGCTGGAGCCATGGGCGCATTCGGTGGCCCCTGGGGCCTCGCAATCGGCGCTGTCACAACGGCCATCGGCATCTTTGGTGCCGCCCAGGCTGACGCCGCACAGAAGGTCAATACCCTTACTGACGCCATCCGCGCTCAGGACAAGGAAGGCCTCGCCTCCTCCATCTACAAGCAGTGGTCAGAAATTGACTCCGGCCCGATGGAGAACTTCTGGCGTGACGCTGGCTCCCTGTGGACCGCTGGAAAGAAGGCGGCTAACGAGGCCGCCAACTCAATCGGCATCGACACGCGCAAGATCACAGACGCCATTGCCGCTGGCAAGGGCAAGACCATGGCTGAGGACTTTGACCTCCTGTCAAAGGCCGGTGCACGGTTCCCTCCCACGGCTGAGCAGATCGACGCCGCTCTTGGGCGGCTCAATCTGAAAATGAGCGGCGAAGAGGTCAAGAACCATGCCGCCGACTTCGGCGTACTGGGGGAGAAGGTTGGAAGCACGTCCGACAACTTCGGCACCGCCGAGTACAAGGCCGGCCAGCTTGGTTCGGCGCTGGACAAGCTCCCGCTGGACCAGAGCAAGCAGAGGCTTGGCGATTTCAACACCGCCATGGGCATCTACAACGACAAGACGCAGACCGCCGACTCCCGCACGCGGGCCCTGAAATCGGCCCTCGATATTCTCAATGGCAAACAGCCCTCCCTTGAGGAGGCCCAGCTCAAAGTCAACGACGCAATGCGTTCGGCCGCTGGCGAGCTCTCCAACGTGAACGGCCAGATGGTCCTCACGGGTGGTGCCTTCCGTGACGCTCAGGGAAATCTCCTGAACTTCAACGGCGTAATCGACTCGACCACAGGCCAGATCAACACCGCCTCCACAGCCGGTGCCAACCTGTACCGCAACCTGAAAGACACCACTGACGGGGTGCTCGGTACGGCTACGGCCATGAAGGACGCTGGCGCTCCCGTGGAAGAAATCGCTACGTATCTCGATACCGCGCGGGACAACTACATCAAGATGGGCGTGGAGGCTGGCCTCTCGGCAGACGTTGTAGGCAAGGCCTATGACCACATGATCGGCGCCAACCCCAAGGACTTGATCACCACAATCAAGGCCCAGGGCATCGAGGAAGCAAACTCCAAGCTCAAGAACTACCAGGGCGCACTCGATGAGGTTGACGCCTACAAGGCGGTAGCCGAGATTGCCGGTGACGACGTTGTGTTGGGCGTAAAGCTCGCGGACTCGTACACCAAGCTCAGTGAGTGGGACAAGGCGGTTGGCACAGCCACCGCAGGCTTGGACCCCGCCGCCGCAGATGCGGTACGTGTCCGACTTGAGGACGACCTGATCACCCTTGCCAACAAGAACCCCACGGTCAAGGCCCACCTTGATCCGGCCCTGTTGGACCGCAAGAAGGCAGAGGTTGAGGAGGAGCTCCGAGAGCTCGGCAGGCAGAAGCCGTCACCCAAGGTTGACGCCCTCACTGAGGAAGCCCGCCTACGCCTCCAGACGATCCTCAACATGCTTGACAGCATCAAGCCCAAGGAAGTGAAGATCGGCGTCAACACCGTCTACACCGAAACGGGCCCCAAGCCCGCTGGATACGTAGCCAAGAACGGCATCCCGGCCTTTCAGGCTGACGGTGGACTCTGGCGCAACAACGTACAGCAGTTCGCCAATGGAGGTTACGTTCCGTCACAGCGAATCAAGAAGTTTGCTAACGGAGGGCTCGAGAATCACGTTGCGCAGATTGCCAAACCTTCTTCGGTGTACCGAGTGTGGGCTGAGCCGGAAACAGGTGGCGAGGCATACATACCTTTGGCCGTGACGAAACGTGCCAGAAGCACAGCGATCCTTGAACAGGTTGCACAGCAGTTCGGTTACAAGCTCACAAAGGCTCAGACCTTTGCAGATGGTGGAGTCATTGCTGGTGGTAACCAGAAGGCCAGCAATGGCTTGCAGGTTCACATCGGCACATTCAACCAAAACGCCAACGACACCATTGAGGACGTTGGACGAGGCATCATGCGTCAGGCCCGTAACGCTGGCGTGACCTCAATCATGGAAGGTATCTAATGAGGATCGAGTTCAACGGACTCGACTTAGGGGATGGGAGCAACTACAACGTCACAGGCATTGAAGGGTTGGACTCCCTCCCTGATCTGACCATCGGCATGGCCCCCAAACCGAGACGCCACGGCTCTTGGCTTGGGGGCAAGCTGGCTCAGAAACGAGTCATCACGATTGGGTTTGACATACTGGGCGACCCTGACGACGACTACCGAACCACCAAGCCCAAGAACAGGTTGCAGAACGCGTTCCAGATTATGGACGTGGAACTGCCGCTCATCTTTGAAATGGACTACGGCGAAGAACCCGTGCTGGTGCACGCCTCGGTCACGTCACTGGAGCTCCCGATCACTCGGGACTACTCGCGTTTCCGGCAGGGCATTGTGGAGTTCACGTGCAGTGACCCCATGAAGTACGCAACCAACGCCAAGTCAGGCACGACCGGCACCCCACAGGTGCCAGCGTCCGCCGTCTATGGCCTGCCGTACGGCTTTGCCTACAGCGAGGAGATTGAGCTCTCTGGAACGTTCACAGCCACCAACACCGGCAACTCACCCGCGCCGGCTGTCTATCAGATTCAGGGTCCGGTCAACCGGCCTACCGTCACGCTGACCGACGATCAGGGCGTAAGGGCAACGACGTTCAACGTCAACCTCACTGCCACTGACCGTATCTACGTAGACACATTCAGGAACCGGGTACTGATCAACGGTGCCGACCGCTTTGGTTCGGCAACCGGAGCCCTGGTATCAGACCTCACCATCCGCCCCGGTGAAACCACCGTGGCGTTCACAGGTGAAACCGGGGGATCAACCGCGCCCTCGCTCACCGTCGAATGGCGGGACGCAACGCGGTAACCCCCCTTTGCACATGGGAGGCCCTCGGGAAACCGGGGGCCTCCTGCCATTCCCCTCCATGGAGTTCACATGACAATCCTCACTACTGGGGCCTACGACTTCCCAGCGGCGGCAGACCGCAACCGCACCTCAATGATGCTGGCCAAGGGCTCCGCGCCTCTGGCCGTGATTGACGGCGTTCACTCTGGCCTGAACATCACCAAGACAACGGGCATGGGATTCTCCATCGGTCCCGGCCGAGCCGCTATCAATGGAGCTACAGCCGCAGACGGCACGTTCACCGCAACACTGACGGCCTCTGAGGTTTCAGTGTTCGACGCTGGAGACGCCTCCCAGGACCGCATTGATGTGGTGGTCCTCCAGACCTACCCGGGCAACCCCTCCACCACGGGAGCACAGCTTGAGGTAGTCAAGGGCACTGTGCCCGTCTCGGGCGAACCCGCTGTGCCCGTTACACCGGCTGGTGCCCTGGCACTCTTTCAGGTGCGTATCCCTGCCGGTACCAGCGCTGGCAACGGCGGCTGGGACGCCACAAAGGTCACGGACGTTCGCCGCGCCATCGGCATCCCGCAGTTCCAGAGCTACACCCCCACATGGTCAGGCTTTGCAAGCCTTGGCACTGGCGCTATCCGCGAGGGCCGCTACCGCGTGGACGGTGACAAGGTGACCGTTCACCTCCACCTCAAGGCTGGCACTGGAGCCTCTATGGCTGGCGGCAACTTGAGCTTCAACCTGCCTATCGCCCCGTCCACTGGCTACCGCTACTACGGCAGTGGCTCCCTGCACTACCCGGACAATCAGGGCGTGAAGTACGACCTCCGCGTTTACACCAACGGCCCGACTGGCTACCTGTGGGGCACCCGCGCCTCTGACGGCCAGTTGGTCCCCCCGGGCACTCTGGCCTACCCCTACACAGGCGGAACGGAAATCTACGCCACGCTGGAGTACGTAATTGACCTCCAGTAGTCGGCCGATGTGGCGCGTGGTGTTTACGCGCACTGACACCGACGCCACGATAGCCGAGTTCGATTGCGCTATCTCCAAGCTGGGCCGGTACGTCTCCCCAAAGGTGGGGGACCTACAGATTCAGATTCCAGTCCCGAATGCAGACCTTGGCCGTGAAGCGTCCAAGGTGTTCACCGGGGCAGGCCTTATGTCGATGTACGTCTACAGGAACGATGAAGTCTGGTGGGGCGGTTTCCTCGATGAGGCCGACGTTGATTCGGCGGGGGAGTACCCCGTCATCACAGCCACCGGAGCCTCATTCGAGTCCTACGTAGACCGCCGCGAGGCACGTACCAACGAGTCCCTGACCATGGATCAGACCAACATGGCCAAGTGGTGCTGGGACTATATGCAACAGGCCACGGGCGGCAATATACGCGTGGACACACCGACGCCTCCCGCCTCAGGGCGGACCAGGACCATGAGTTGGAAACGCTCAGACGCCCGCACGGTTGGCTCCATCCTCAAGGAGGTGTCCAACAGGGCTGACGGATTCGAGTGGATGATCGAGTGCTACGCCGACGACTCAGGTATGCGGCGGCGGCGCTTGGTCACAGGCTACCCGGCCATTGGCCGGCCTTCCTCTGACATTGTGCTTACGTTCCCCGGTGACGTGATCAGCTACAAGATCACCGACACCAGCTTGGACGGGGCTATCTCCTTCCAAGCCCGTGGCAAGGCACCCGATCCCGTTGGCACTGCCGCACCAAGCGGCGGCGGCGGAACAGCCGCCGAGAAGCAAGACCCCATCATGTCGAAGATCGTAACCAACGATGCACTGATCAGTGCCGGTTACACGTTGATCGACACCACCATTGACAAGCCCACCGTCACGGAAGTTTCCACGCTGGACGACTGGGCCGAGCTTGGTAGGGACCTCAGAAGCGGTCCCATGCTGTTCCCTTACGTCACTTGTCGAATCGACAACTTCACTCAAGCAATCCTTGGCTCCATCGTGAAGCTACGTATCAATGACTACCTCTGGCCGCAAGGCATCAACGGCTCACCGGGTTTTGAAATCACTGCCCGCGTGATCGGTTACGAGGTTGATCCCGGCGAGCTCGGGGCCGATGACATTGTGCGACTGATGTTCGAGAACCCAAGAGATACCGACAACATCAAGAGGAGCCCTGACTAACCATGGCACGCTTCCCCCGCACGCTGGGTGACGCGTTAGCCGCACAAGCTGAGGCGGCACGCAACGCTCGCACCTCAGTAATGGGAGTCGATCCTTTGGTTCCCATCACAGAGGACCAGCTATCGCCTGTACTTGCAGGCAACCTCGAACAACTCAACCAAGACACCGTGACTCTGCAAGAGGACATGGCGCTGGTTGACGAAAAAATCCAAGGCGCAATCACTGACGCCAATGCAATGCCGATCACCAATGAGCGCTTCACAGAGGACTCCCTCTCGATATGGCCCTTTGTTCAGAACCTCATCCCCCAAGGCGCACTAGCGCCAGGGGCGGTTAGCAACAACGACCTTGCGGACTTCGTACTCACGGCCCGCAAGTTCAACGACGACCGTCACCGCCTCTACTAAACCCTTCCTGACAGGAGCTCCCACATGGGCACTGCCCCCATTTCCCACGACGAGGTTACGTCCCTCATTCAGTCCACCGTCGCAGAGACGATCAAGGGCGAGTTTGACCACTACCTCAAAGACCTCTCGTTCCGTATCGGGCAGGCCTATGATCTGCTGGACCGTGCCGGTAACGGCGTCGCTGTCAACGGCAAGGTTTACGCCGAAGACCTGAACCTCCCGGGCCGCGCGTTCATGACAGGCTACGCGGTGACCAATAACAGTCCGGCCGCGGGGTCCTTCGCGTGGAGTGACCTTCACGTCGTCTATAACGGCGTTGACACTCTGGTAACCAACGGTTCAACCGCACTCAAGTACGTGTGGTGGAGCTCGGTCACCACACCCACCATCCTCCAGACCTCGGCCACCAAGCCTGTACTGGCGAACGGTGAAGTGCTGTTGTTCATGAACCTCAGTGGCACGCCCCAGGTCATGCTCAGTGATACCAATGCCTCGATGCCCGGTGTCCTCCGTGACGGTGCCGTGGACACAGGCTCGATCCTTGCCAACGCCGTTGGCTCTGCGGCAATCGCTGACGATGCCGTTGGCTCGGCCCAGCTTGGGCCGAACGCGGTAGGTGCCGCCGCACTGGCGGACGGTGCGGTTATCCGTGCCGCCCAGCTTGCGGCCAACGTCGTTGGCGCAAGCCAGCTTGCCGACAACGCTGTGGATACAGCCGCCATCGGTGCGAACGCCATCACCAACGTAAAGGTGGCTGACGGCGCTATCAACCGTACCGGCATGCTGTCCGGTGCTGTTGTGGGCTCGACTCACATTGTGGCCAACGCTGTTGGCTCCACGGCTCTGGCTGACGGTGCCATTGTGCGCTCCGGTCAGGTGGGTACGAACGTTGTCACCTCCACGGCCATTGCCGATGGCGCAGTGATCCGCTCGGGACAGGTTGCCGCAAACGTGGTCACCGCAACCCAGCTCGCGGACAACGCAGTGGATATCGCGGCCATTGCCGCGAATGCGGTTACCTCCACAAAGCTGGCTGACGGCGCGGTGGTCCGTACGGGCCAGCTGAGTAACAACGTTGTCTCCACTGCCGCAATCGCCCCCAACGCGGTCACCTCCAACGAAATCAACACGGGTGCGGTGTCGGCCACAAAGCTGGCCATCCTCCGCCACGTCCTGTACTAAACCGAAAGTCCGTCCGCCATGAAGGTATTGCTCGCAACCCCCGCCTACGGGGGCCAACTCACTGAGGCCTACTTCCAATCCGTCCTCGCACTGCTTCACGCTGGCTATGCCAGGGGGGTTCGGATCGACGTAATGACCCTCAAAAACGAGTCCCTAATTACCCGGGCCCGCAATGAAATTGTGGCCACCTTTATGGCGGGCGACTGGACTGACCTGCTTTGGGTAGACGCCGACATTGCTTTCACACCAGAGCATGTCTGGCGTCTACTCGACGCACCGCACGAGGTGTGCGCCACACCCTATGCCATGAAAGCCCTCGACTGGACCCGCATGGCCCAGTCGGGCCAGAGCGTAGAGGCCCTCAAGCAGGCCTCCATCCTGTCCGTCATCAACTCCCTCCCCGACGCCCAAACCCAGGACGGATTCATTACCGCCCTCGACGCTGGCACAGGGTTCATGCGCGTCAAGCGCTCCGCTCTGGAGAAGCTGATCGCCGCCCACCCTGAGGTGGAGTACCAGACAGAAGCGAATGTGCCCGACAAAACCCGCTGGGCCATCTTCGACACCATCATCCACGAGGGCCGCTACCTCTCAGAGGACTACACATTTTGCCGCCGATGGCAGGCCCTCGGGGGAGAGGTCTGGGTTGACTACACGTCCCCAAACCTAGGTCACCAAGGCTCTTACACATTCGGAAGGTAACACCCCATGGCCCTGCCAACAATCACTAACAACTCCCCAGCGGCGGGCTCTATCGCTTGGACCCAGTTCGGCATCCAGTACAACGGTCAGTCATTCATCATCCCCGCTGGCAACACCGCACAGAAGTACGTGTGGTGGCTCTACGGCGGCGGCACAGCCCCGGCGCTACAGTCGGGAAACGCCATGCCAGAGCTTGGGCCCGATGACATGATTCTGTTCCTGAACAAGGCCGGCATTGGAGTCCTGGTACCCACCGCCGAGCTCCTCGATGGCTCCCTGATTGTCGGCGGCTCCATTCTGGCCGCCGCCATTGGCGCCAACGAAATCCAGACCTCGCACCTCTCAGCCAACGCCGTCACAGCCAATGAGATTGCGTCCAACGCAATCATGACCCAGCACCTATCTGCTGGCACGATCACCGCTGACAAGCTGTCGGTGGGCACCGTCTCAGACAACATGGTGGTCAACGGCTCCTTTGAGGACGCCCTCTCAGGCACCCTTGTTGGCTGGGAGGTCAACGCCATGACCAACGGAACGATTCAGGCCGTCACCGGCCAGTCCAGTTCCGGTGCCGTGTCGATCCAGTTTGCCGCCACCACGACCACCGCCAACCTGCGGTTGCGTCAACTGCCTGCACAGTACATTCCTGTGTCTGCGGCCTCGGGCCGCAAATACTACATTTCCACCCGCGCTGGTGCGTCCACTGCAACAGCCAGCGGCCACTACATGCGCGTCAACTGGTACGACGCCAACAAGAACCTCATTAGCTCCAGTGACGTTCGGTCCAATGGTGCACTGACAACCACATTCACCTTGTATGAGGGGCAGGCCACACCACCGGCCACTGCCAAGTACATGGGCATGGAAATTCTGATAACCAACATCAATGTGGTTACGACGGCCTACGTCGATGAGGTGTCCGCACACGAGGTCACCATGTCCGCACAGATCGGTGACGGTCAGATCACCGCCGCAAAGATCACAGCGAACACCATCACGGCTGACCGCATCCAGACGGCGGCTATCACCGCTGACAAACTCCTAGTCAGTGACCGAACCAACTACTGGGAGAACCCCGACTTTGAGATTGACACCGTTGGGCAACAGCCCAAGGGTATCGGCAGTAACACACTCTGCCGAGTAATCTCCGGTGGTGCACGCGGCTCGGGCAAAGCCCTTGAGGTGGATGCACGCAACGGTGCGAACAACGATGTGTTCAGCACTAACGTCTTTCCGGTCACGCCGGGGGATCAGTTCTACATTGCATACGACTACAAGTTCCTGAACACGGCTGGCGCTGGCAATGCCGGTGTCGGATTCCGTACCTACGGCCCCACAAAGGTTGGCATCACGTGGACCATCGTTGCCTCCACCGGCTCAGCCCGCCCCACCACATGGCAGGAGGCCGACAATGGCAAGGAGGGCATCTATACGGTTCCTGCTGGAACCTACTTCCTCCAGCCCTGGGTAACGTTCGCCAATAACAGTGAAACCACCAACCGTTTCCACTCCGACAACATCATAATCCGCCGCCTGAGTGGCGGGGAGCTGATCGTGGACGGTGCGATTATCGCGGCCAAGATTGCCACTGATGCAGTGTCATCGGACAAGATCATTGCCAACGCCATTACCGCCGTGAAGATCAACGCTGATGCTGTGGTTGCAGGGAAGATCGCGGCCAACGCAATCACGGCCCGTGAGATTCAGGCCAATGTCATCGTCTCCAACCTGATCGCCTCCGATCAAATCCTGGGCAACCATATCTACGCGGGAGCTATCACCGCAGACAAGATCGACGCTAACGCCATCAATGGTAAGACGATCACTGGTGCAACCATCCAGACCGCCGAGACTGGTGCACGCGTTGTCATGGACTCCTCGGGCCTTGGGGCCTGGGACGCCGCCACCAAGAAATACCTGACGGCTGACGCCAACGGGATCACCATTGACGGCACGATTGCCACCACGGGTGGCACCAACTGGCTTGGTGAAGAAGTTGTTGTGAAGATCAGCGACACGGCCAGCACTTCCGGTGGCCGCAATATCGCCGGACTCTCCTTTGAAAGGGAGGGGCTGACTCCCATTGCATTCCCCGCCGTCTACAGTGACGCGGGCACTGACCTGATGCTCACAGCCGTAAACAACCAAGCGTTCCTCAGCCTTGCCAACGAGAACAGCGGCGGCGAGGCAGAGCTACAGGGACAGGGCATCAACCTGTACTCCAACACCGGCGACGTGAAGATAGGCAAGACCTACAACACTCCCGGCAACCTCCAGGTGGCCAAGATCAATGGCAAGCGTCCCCCCATTGGCCTCCTGTCCCTCCAGAGGCTTACGGGCGTAACAACTGTGACGACCACCGATAGTCAGATCAGCGCGGTAACCGTATCCGTAACACCCGGCATGGTGCTGGAAGTCTCGGGTTCCTATGCCGGTGGCCCGTCCGGTGCCAGCGGCCAGTACTTGAGTTGGGGATGGAAGGCGAACGGCGTCCGTTTCGCTGAGAACTCGCACCGATCCAACACCAATGGCTATGGCGAAGGTGACTCGTTCTCCGGTTTCTACACGGTGCCCGCTGGCCAGACCAGCGTGACGATCAGCCTTTGGGGCCTCGTTGCCGCTGGCGGTGGCACATACGTCTGCCCCGCCGATTCAAACTCACCGAAATTGCAGTACGCAATCAAGGACATAGGCGACGTATAACGTCCCGCCAGACACCCCAACCCCGAAGGGCCCCCCATGTCTTACCGCACACAGGCACTCCTAGCCCGTGACCCTCAGCTTATCGAGCGCGTAGCCGCATGCGCCGCTACACAGAGCGTCGCCGATCCCTCCAGTTGGGCATGGTCCCACCAGTGGGAACTCTCGGCCGAACCCGGCTGGGACGCGGCATATGCCTACGCCCTCGACACAAGCGTTGTTGACCCCGGCAACTCCGAAGTGGTCATCAATGACGGCATGATCCTGGCCGCAGTTCAGGGCATGCTCAGCGCGTGACGTAACGTCACGCCACCTCCTATCAAACCGAAAGGTTATACCCCGTGTCTTACAACACACAGATTCGCATGACACTTGACCGAGAACTCGCCAAACGTATCGTTGCCTGCGCCGCCACCGAAGGTGTTGCAGACCCCGAAGCGTGGGTAATCGCCAACAAGTGGACACTCTCCGCACAGCCGGGTTGGGATGCCGCGTACGCATACGCCATCGACTCCAAGAACCTGCACCCGGGCGAGGATGAGGCTGTCATTGCTGACGCCAGCATCCTTACCGCCGTTCAGTCGATCCTGGCTCAGACAACACCCGGCGTCTAGGCAACCATGCCTGACTGGCTCCCGATACTGATTGCACTTGGTGGCGGGACCGGCATGGGGGCAATCCTCAACGTGATCTTTGCCGCGAGGGGATCGGCGTACACACAGTTGCACGCCTTGGTTGATCAACTGCAAGAGGACCGTAAGTCAGACCGTGAAGCACTCGCGGTCTACTCGTCCAAGGTTGACACTGCACTGGAGCACCTCCAGATCGAACGTGAGTATTCCACAGAGCTCTACGTTTGGGCACTCAACGGGGCACCGCCCCCACCTCCCACACGCCGCGTCTATACGCCACCCAAGTAACCCCAAGGGGGCCTCAGTGATGAGGCCCCCTTTTTCATGCCCACAGGAGGCACCTTGACCTACACACTCCGAGAGTCAAACAACTCCAAGAACTACACGCCCAACGCCGACGTGCTGGCCGTGTTCAAACAGCCTCGCGTGGTGAAGTACCTTACGATCCACCACTGGGGAAGCTTGGGCCAGCGTTTCAACGACGTTGAGAACTTCCTCTGCACCAATAACACGCCGACTTCTGCACACTACGTGGTACAGGACGGTTTGGTTTCGTGCATTGTCACACCAGATGACGCAGCGTGGCACTCAGGCAATGCGGTTGGTAACGCAACGTCAGTCGGTTTGGAACTAAGGCCAGAGGCAACCGATGGGGACTACCGCACAGCGGCAGAGCTCATCCACTTCCTCCGTGGCATCTACGGTGACGTACCGCTGGTCCCTCACAACTACTGGTACGCAACAGCGTGCCCCGGCAAGTGGGACCTCGCACGGCTGGACCGTGAGGCCCGTAGCGTCGGTGGTTCCGTGACAACGCAGAGCACCACCCCCACCGCCACTGTGACACCGGCTCCCAAGCCGGCCCCTGCCCCCGCCCCTGCACCGAGCAACGGCCTGTACTGGATCGTTGAGCGGGGCGACACCATGGGCAAGATCGCTGACTACTACGGCGTGACCGTCACGGCCCTGGCACGCCACAACGGCATTGCCAACCCGGCACTGATCAGCGTTGGCCAGCGTATCTCGATCCCCGGCCCGCTGGTATGGATCGTGGACCCGGGGGACACCCTGGCTGGCATTGCCGCCCACTACGGCATGGACGTGTCCGTAGTCGCCGCCAAGAACGGCATCAAGAACTACAACCTGATCAACGTTGGTCAGGTCATCAAAATCCTCTAGGAGCCCCTCATGGCTGACCACTCCACAGACGAGTACCCCGAGTGGGTTGACGCTGTAATCCGCGCATGGCGCACGTTCTACGTGTCCGTGGGCGTAGACATTCTGACGGCCATTGGAGCGGGCCTGCTCCTGATGCTGGATGGGGCCGACCTCATGTCGCCCATCTTCTGGACCGGCGTACTGACGCTGGCCCTGCGGTCCATCGTGACCGGCCTTGCCACCTACTGGGTAAGGCTCAAGTTCCCGCCCAAGTGATTAATCTCAAGATTCGCTCAAGATGATTAATCAGCAAGCTTGCGATAGCATTGAATGAGTAGTGTGTGGGGGGTTTCCCCCATTATCCCCCGCACGCTACCCAACAGACGCCCCCTGCGTGACCAACCCCCAAGGTCACGCAGGGGGTTTTTCTGCGTTAAAGCAGACTTATGGTACGTTAGAACGGCGATTTGACTAAGCGCTTTGTCAAACGCACGGGGCCACTGGTTCGCTCCACGAGGTTGTTTTCCCAACCAGCCATCGGGGGGTGGTCGAAACTCCGGTGGCCCCACCCTTGCGCTCCTACGTCGATTACGTTACGTAGCAACTCCACTCTGCACCACCCTCCACACCCTGTGCAAATCCTGAGTGCCTTACCTCTTGAACATTGCCCTGATTTCGCTTAGTGTGCGCCGCGCCACCTCTGACATGCCGCTGACCTGCGGTTTCTCTGCCAGCTTGGCCTCCTCGGCCCGCCTCGTGGCCTCCCGGGCGGCGGCCAGGAGGGCCTCAGCGTGCTTGTTGACGCGCTGGTAGGGGGAGTAGGTCACCACGCCGTTGCACTTCCAGAAACCCAGCCTGTGGGCCAGCCAGCCAGCCACGTTCCCAACGCCGTCAGCGCCGTCGTGGCGGTGGCGTGAGCCATCGGGGCGGTGGTCAATGGCCTCCAGAATGTCGTTGACAGTCCAGCCAGCCTCGAAGAACGGGCGGCAGACGTACGCGAGGTGCTTGGCACTGATTTGCCGTAGGGCAAATGACCGATCTTGGATGGTGAGCGCGGCTAGCAACTGGTTTGCCCGGGTGCCACGCTTGGTCTTGGCGTCTGTCGTCGCACGACCGGGCCACAGCGGGGCCGGCCGATTCCCTCTCAAGTCTTGGAAGCGAGCGGAGCGAGCCTCAAAGAAGCTTTTCAGTCGGCGCGGAGCGCCGTCGTTCTCGTCTTTGTCTTGCTCGCATTCCTTTTCCCGCGCGTGCGGGGGGTTAGTACCAACTGAAGTTGGGATAG